TGCTGCCCGTTTTTTTCCGTTGGGCGCACATCCATTAACCAACAATCATTCCTCGCATCCATAAATACCGGCTCCATATATGCCGTAATCTCTGTATTGGTTTTTACTTTATGCTTTACCCGGAACATCTGAACACCATTAAAGGATGGCATTTTTACAACAGCTTCATCTTTTATACACTTCCATCGCCCTTCGCTATCAATCGGATGAATTATTTTTGCTTCCCATGCTTTATTAAGAACCGCATGAACTGTTGCTGATGTGGGAGTGATCGTCATATTTCCATTTTTTTCATAATCTGTATTATCCGGATTATAAATATCAATCATGCATCATACCCCCATCTCGGCATTATTTTCAAATCAAACCCATCAGATATAGCAACAGAGCAATCACCATGTGGAATCCAAAGATTTTCATAATTTCCTGTTATCGATGTATTCATCAATACATTTCCCTTTTGATACGCAATGCCCAATCTGGTGTCAATTGTCAGGTTTTTGGATATCAGCGCTTTTACACTTTTTCCATTTACCGTCAACACACACTCCCCATCACCCGTAATTTCATACAGCGGCATGCACCGATCATATCCGTTATGTTTGATGGTATCTCTCATAAATTGACCGTTGCACGCAAATTCGTATGGATAGCACGTGAAAGCCACCGTGAATCTACCATATTTTCTGAGTTCTCTCTCCAGGGATTCGTGATTGACTTTAAGAACCTCGTAAAAACAGTCTGCTGTATCTGAAAACTTTAGCTGTCCGGTACCGGACAGCCAACGCTTCAAATCTCTCATCTTTGACATCAGCTTACGATGAAGGACTGAAAATGTGCAGCGAATTGTGATATTGCTCAAATAATCCGTAGTTCCGATTAGCTCTCCATTTCTCCCAGGAACCGAATAGGTTATATAATTGTGCTTTGCCTGAGAAATTTCCGGATAATCGTATAAAAAAACACCGAAATGCTTTCCTGTGTCATCGTTATATTGAATATCGAATCTCTCTGAACCATTAAAATTTTCAAACATGTTTTTCATCAATACGCCCCCATTGCTCTCAGCCGCGCTTTCTGCTGATTTCCAATTTTTCGTATCGTATAATCAGAAGCCATCTCCTTCAAAGGTGTTCCATCAACTGTCGTATGGTTAATGACCTGAACGACCATTCCTTCCATAATCCCCGTAAAGTCCATCGGCGATGTTGTTGTCTGCATCCGTGCGGATTCCTTCGCATATTTCACACTGATATCGTGAGGAATAACCCGTGAGCCGTCCGGAAGATATGTCAACTCTCCACGGCCGCCTTCATTCATGTATGCAAAACCACCGGACCAATCATCCGTTCCATGATATAGATATGGAATTTTAGGAATATCAAAACCAAATTTTCTTCCGCCGTACTTCGGTACCCAACTTGGCACACTGACGCTTATCTTGTTTATGCCACCGATAGCCGCATTGACCAGAGAAATCATTCCATTAAGCGGTGCTTTCGCTATAACCTCCAGTCCATCCCAGATACCGCCAAAAATGTCAACAACGCCACTCCATGCCCGTTTCCAGTCACCCGTAAACACGCCTGCAACAAAATTTGTAATTCCGGAGAAGATTCGTTTTATTGCTGCCCATATCGACGATACTGTAGCAAAGAATCCATTGAGGATTTCTCCATAAACGCCGAAATTTTCCGTCCAATCCTTTGTGAAGATTCCAGTAAGAAAATTATCAAATTCCTGGAATTTTCCCTGAACCCAATCCCAGGTCTCTCCGGCTTTTCCTTTTATCTCATCCCAGTTTGACATCAAAAGATATCCAATCGCTATAATGGCAACAATTGCCGCTATGGCTATAAAAATAGGGTTAGAAAGAAGTCCAATAACTCCGCCAGCCTTAGAGATCACTCCAGCGGCTTTTCCAAAGACACCGACAATACTTCCAACCGAACTAATTAATGTTCCACTCAAAATCAATACCGGACCAATCACTGCTGCAATTCCGACAAATGCAAGAATCAGCTTCTGCAGATTTGGATCTGCCTCTGAAAACCTTTGCACCATTTCCGTTGCTTTCTGCACCAGCGGGGTAAGCATCGGAAGCAAATGCTGACCTAACGCAATATTGAGATTATCAACCGCTCCTGTAAAAGTTCTCATACTGTTCGCTGTTCCATCTGCAGTATTAGCATAATCACCATGAGCATTCTTTGTCATTTCCATGACGTAATTATATCTAAGCTGAACCTTCTCGGCCTGAGACATTTCTTTATATACCTGGCCAGTTTTTGAAGCAAACTCCTCCAAATTTGTTTCTGTCATAACAACACCTAACCGTTTTAAAGATTCGGTTTCTCCGGTAAATACAC